GCATTAAGGGCGACACCTGCTGTAGGTGCAGCCATTTGGTCTAGGCGAGATGTGCGAACCTGTGTGTCAAAATCTGAGATAGTAGATGCAGCCTGTGTACCAGTGTGGTTAGCGCGGGCTAGTGGGTCTGTTGCCAACTTGCTTAGTGCAATACCTGCACTAGCACTAATGTCGGAGTTAACAATAGTTCCATCTACCAAGTCAGCAGATGTAATAGTTCCACCAAGGCTCAACTTGCCATAAGCAATACCTGCAGAGGCGTTTATATCAGCATTTACAATAGTGCCATCGGCAATCATTGTGCTAGTTATTGTGCCAGTGTCAGCCTGAGTTACGGCTGTGCCAGCAATCTTAGTAGCAGCAATTGCAGCAGCAGAGTTAATATCAGCATTAACGATTGTATCGTTAGCAATCATTGTAGATGTAACTGTGCCTGTATCGGCAGCAGTAATTGCTGTACCTGAAATCTTAGATGGAGCGATAGCGGCAGAAGTATTAATGTCTGCGTTAACAATTGTATCGTTGGCAATCTTAGCAGAGGTAACTGCACTATCTTGAATCTTTGCAGTAACTACAGCATCAGTTGCAATCTTATCAGCAGTTACTGCGCTGTTGTTAATCTTAGCAGTTGTAACTGCTGTGTCATCAATCTTGACTGTACCTACTGCACCTGTTGCAAGCATACCGCTTGAGACTGTGCCAGTATCTGTAGTCTTGACTAGGTTAGCAAGAGTAATTCCGTGAGCAGTTGTAGTATTCTCAATGTGCTGGTTTGCTTCGCGGTAGTCGCGACCAATAGCCATATGGCGAACCACTGCACCAGCAGAGTGAGCCTGTCCAGTTGAACCGTCAACACCACGAGTCAGTGTCAGTGTGTTAGTACTGACAGCGGTGACATCTACAATTTCTTCAAGGGCTGTATCTGGGTCAAGGACTACTGTGAAAGTTTCACCAGCAGAGATAGTGACACCACCAAGGAGTGCTGTACCTGACACGACAGTGGCAGTAGTACCTGATGAGGTAAGTGCTGCAGTCAGCGTTGTCTGCTGTGAGCGGGATGAGTATTTTCTAGTTGTCATTCAGGTTCCTATCGGCGGGAGAAGTGAACTTTAGGTGGATAGTTCTGTTGCTGTGCTTTTGTCTCTTCAGCAAGACGCTGTGAGTACAAGGCGTAAAGTTGTTTTGTTGCTGTCTGTGAAGCACCATATGGGCGCTTGCTATCTGTCTCATCAGCCTGTGGGCTAACCTGAGCAGCACGTGCTGGGTCAAGGAATGAGAGCAAACGATAGGCTGCGCCAAGAATTACAACATCTCGTGTTGATTCTGGTAGCCCTGTCTGTGTCACATAATCTTGTGAGTTAGTTGTAAAGGCTACTGGGTCAGTTGCATATACAACCTTGACTGTACGACCAGAGATTGGGGCTTCGCCCAATGTGATTGTTTGTACTTGGTCAGTACCAGATGTGTAACCAAATGCCTCTGGATTTGCTACAGCATCAAAGTCATACTTGCGAATTGGACGCCACTCTTTAGATGGACCAATATCTTGCCAGTGAATAGTCAAGATGTTCTTAATATTTAAGTTAGCAAAAGCGTAGGTAGATACCGCAGCGTTGAAAGTAAATGTAGTTGTCTTCATTGCGAAGATGCTTGAACCAAGAGAACGAATGGTGTCATTGATTGCTCGCTTGATATTAAAGCGTGGGAATGTAGGAGCAATAGTTACCTTGCTATCTGCAGTATGAGTTGCTGCTGTTGTACCTAGGTATCCGCGACCATAGGGAGCCACTGTCGCTGTATTAGCAACGCGGTCATATGAATCAACCCATAGGAGTTCTTCATCAATTTCAACAATACCCTTGCCAAGTGATTCAGTAGAACCAAGACTTAAGACCAAAGGGGAAGCAGAAGATGATGTGGTTGTAGATACTGCAGATGAGATGTAGGTTGTACGGTCCTGCTGAAATGTGTAACCAGCAAGGTTGACCTGAACCTCATCCATCATATTGGTTAGGGTAGTTGTCATTAGATAGTCCTCAATGCGTCAACCGCAGATTTGCCAGTAGTTCCAGCAAGTTCATTGCAAATACCATTCAAGTCTTTGAAAGCAGATGGCTGCCTCGCAGCACTGGCTTTGTAATTAAGAGCACCAATAATCGCTTTACCGCTAGTACCAGCCCACTTGTTGGCAGCACCTTGTTCATCAAGAAATGCAGTCATTGCAGGATATGTCCCACCATTAGCCAAACGATTAAGTTCGGCGCATAATGTGCTACCAGCAGTACCAGCCATTGTTATCTCCCTTTAGTCATTGCGTTGTAATAGTGCTCATCAAATGAGAACCGCTTCATATGTGGAGCAGTCACACTTGTGTCACACCAGAGTGGGATTCCAACCTTCTCGCATAATGCAAAGAAGTAGATGTCCTCACCTATAAACTTTGTCCCTCTGCCCATCTCCATAAACATCTGAGCATCAGGTAATTCTTTCTTAATACGTTCTACTACGCTACGGTGCATCAGCACATATCCCATACCTGCTGCACCTACTTGAATCAGTTTGTCTTTAGGTAGTGGATGAATTCTTGCTAGTCCAAAGCCACCATCTTTATCATCAATAAACTTAAAGATTGTAGGCATTGGAACCATTAGAGGTTCTTCTGGATTGTCAGTTGTAAAGTAGACGCCAGTCATAATTGGGCGTTCATCTTTATCTTTCTGCTCCCAGAGTTTCAAGAAACCCTCTGGACTAATCACTACATCTGAGTCAACCCAGAGTAGCCAGTCTGCCTTGTTCTGCTCATACCAATAGTTGATGACAGTTTCCCTCTGTCTAGCAATCTGATTACCCTGACTACGCAGAGTAGATTCAAACTTAATGCCAGACTTAAGAATCACATCAGTGACTCCTTGCATAAACTTTCCATCAACCATACCGTTATCGCACCAAGCGATAGATACTGTTTCTTGCATTGTCCCCACCTTAATTATTTCTTCTTTGCTGCTGCGTTGTCTACTAAGTTTGGGTAAGGTCTTCCAGCCTTCTTAGCAGAAGCCTTAGCCTTTGCCTTCTGCGCTGGAGTCAATGGAGTAGATTTCTTATTGGGATTCTTCTTATCCCAGAATGCTTTCTTCTTCACCATTTCACCTTATCTGCCCAGTATGCTGCGGACATCTTGCCCTTAGCAATGTTCTTTGCGTGACGTGCTTTGAATGAAGCCTGACGTGCTGTTGGCTTCTTATCACCAGTAACACCCTGTTGACCAAAGCGAATAGTTTTTACTTTATCACCAACTTTAGCCACAACAACGTGTGACTTCTCTGGGTGATTAGGTGTGCGCTTAGGCTTATTAAAGCCAGAGACTCCTGCTCGTTTTAATCTTGGGTCTGTCATTTTTTATCCTTTACAACTTTGCCAGTTTCAGGGTCTTTGTAACCTCTGATGCGTCCATCCTTTTGCACGATGACTACTTTGCCGTCTTTGATTTG